GAGTTCCAGCAGTCTGGAAGTATAAGTCCATACTAGTAATAAACGTGCCGTTCTGACCAGCAGAGATAAATGTCTGTGCTAGTGGATCGTGTCCGCTACCGCCACCCTCGCCACCGGCATCACCAACTCCACCACCATCGCCACCATCACCGCCACCATCGCCACTAGTTGCCCAGTTTAGACTTGTACGACTTGATACAGAACCACGAACATCACGGTTTACAACTCTGTTCCGTTGAACCCTATCACGAACAAATTCTGCTTTACGAACATTCAATATTGTCTGTTCTCTTTCTTCAGCAATACCTGTTGCAGTGTAAATCTTTTCTGACTTAGAACTGAATAGTCCAGCCTCTGGATTGTTATTGATATTATCAATCAATCTAAGAACTCTTTCACCAGTTCTGAAACGAAGGTTATCTGTATTCGGGATATAGAATACTGCACTAAATCTACCAGTACTGTCAGTTACAAGGTCAGATGCATCGGTCTTCATTGCAGGCACAGCAGTTGTAGAAGTTGTACCATTGATTCCACTTATTGTACAAGTGTTTGTTCCACCATCTGTAGTCCTTGGAATAGTACCAGTGAGTACATCACCGATTGCAAAACCAAACCTGATGTTAGCGAACTTTGTATCGACAGGAAGTGCTGTTGCTGATACGGTTGGGTCTTGTTTAACAACATGAGCAGTCGCCGTCATTCTCCGACAGGTAGCAGTAGTATTTGTACCAGCAGTGATACCTGTTAGGATTGTTCCATCAGTTTCCGTAATGGTGATGTTATTTCCAGATATACTAGTAACTTTATAATAGTTTGCTTTAGACCTAGTAAAGTTAAGTTGTGTCGATACATTCAGACTTGAAAACCGAACATGGTGTCCTACAGAAATTCCAGATACACTTCCAAGTGTAACCGTAGTAGCAACAGCAGTTGAAGCAACAGTTGTTACACTTGTAGCAGTATGTGTTTGGTTTTTAACAGTATCACCAAATGAGAATGCACGAACCTGTTCACCTTCCCAATTTCTTGCATTGTCTGTAGATGCTTCTGGGCCTGGATTTTCAACATTATTGAAGTCAAAGTTTTCACGAGAACCAGATGTTACTGTAACAGTATCGTTTGGAGTTACAAAATCTGTAACATTTTCATTGTCAAAGAAAGCATAAACTTTAGTATCAGGTCTTAAATTCTGAACAGTAATCTGTACTGGTCTTGTCCTAATGAATGGTATCATGTTAATACCAACAATTCTATCACCCATCTCTTTACTGTCAATAGTAGATTCGATAGATGTTCTTAGTCCAGAACGAACTTGTCCTACCTGTTGTGTACCAACTCTTCTAGAACTTGTAGTGGTAAAGTTAGAAACGCCACCCTGAGCGTTGCCAGTATTAAAGTTTCTACTCCAAGTTTCTGTTCCTGTCCACTGTCTTTCACCAAACCAACTATTCTGCCAAGAGTTCCAGACTGTTCCTGTAACTCCCATTTCTTCTGCGAGTTTATTGATGACTTCAAAGTTGTTATCATCATTCACAATAACATCTGGTCTACGAGTTACATCCTGCCAATCATCAGAATATGGAGTCAGTGTCATTTCACCAGTAAATGGAGCAACCTTGTATGGGTTGACATCAAAACTATCTGATGCATAATTGTTTTCAATGAAGGTCGCTTCGGTATATGGAAGAGTGATGATACCATCTTTATGTCTCCTATATCCAGAAGTTTGTCTAGTAGCAGCACTAGATATACTTTCAACCATGTCAATAGTATCAGAAAATGCCATTGGACGAGCTTCACGTTTTTGGAAGTCTACAGCAACTTTATAGTCTGGACTTTCAAAATCACCGATAGCATGACCAGTAAAGTTATCAACAACAAAACCATTTTTCAGTCTATCGTTTCCATCATCATCTTTAAGAACAAGAGATGAAGTTTCTTTTTCTAACAAGTTAAGTGAAGTATAAAACTCTAGGTTAGATATTCTCTTATCTAGTTTACCAATGTCACGCATTGTGTATCTACGGTTATCAAATTTCTTTGTTTGGATTTCGTTCAAGTCAACAACGTATGGTGACATCTTGACTTCAAACATAACCATACCACTATCAGGAGCTTGTGGTGCAACAGCATTAATAGCAGGAACACCAGATACAGTCTTGAAGAAACCTAGTCTGTCCATGTAAATCAAATCTGTTCTTGATAGATGGAAAGAGAAGTCTGCTGATAGGTTAGTACCAATGTGTGGAAGTTCTGGGATAGATGCAGTTGCACCAGAGAATGAACCAGAGTCATCAACACGAGGACGGAAATCAAAACAATCTCTTAACTCAAATCCTTGTCCAGAGTCTTTTGATATGAAATTTGGAATATCTTTATAATCTAAGTCTGAATATGAATCAACTGAGAAGTAATCACCAGCACCATGTGTGAAGTAATCAAAAGTAACACGAAGAGTTCCAGTGGGAACTGGTTGGCCTGGCTTAAGTCTGATGGATGCAAGGTCATAGTATGCATCACGTTGTCCAGTATCAAAGTTATAACGACTTGTTACATCAACAGCACTAGTTGAACTGTATGCACCAAATCCTGTTGCCATACTGACTGAGGATAATCTATATCCGTCTGCCTTACCCAAGGTAACATTAGTCTGTGCAGCAGTTACAGCGGTTGTTACATCTGATGTTGCAGCCAAAACCAAACTCTTTGTTTTCTCAACAGCAGCAGTTGATGATACATCAACAGAGGCAATCAGGGCAATGGTGTTACCAACTGTGATTGCATTTTGTGTTAGTCCACTACCAGCAAGTGATTTCAGTGTTACATTACTTCCACCACCAGAAACTTCAATGTTAGAAGAGGCTAAGTCAAGTACTTGACCAGTAGTTGTATTGATAGCAACATAGTTTTGTAAGTTTTGGGCAGAACTAAATGATTCATTATCCTGTACGTTGAATTGGACTTCACCGTTAGTAGAACCAGTAACAGAAGTTTCTTGTCCAAACTGTCTTCTTACAGTATATGAAGTTGATTGTTCGTTGTCTGGGTTAGAGGTTGAGTCGCCCCTAATCTTTCTAAGTCTAAAGAAGTTACTATCAAATACTAACAACTTCTTATCTGCTTCATTCATCTTTGCATTAAATCTTTTTACTGAACCACCTGTAATAGTTGTACCAGTATAGTTTGTAGCAAGAGTTGCACTAAGGTTGTTTACAACTGTGATAGGCCCGATTGGCCCTGTACCGTTGACGAAGATATAGTCACCAGTTTTTAGTTCTGTATTGAATAGAGTACCAACACCCACGATAGCAGTTGAACCATTTGTTATGGTAACAGAACCGAAGAGGGTTGATTGATTAGGACTTGCGTTTGCAAGAAAGTTTGTACCATCAAAGGACTTTACATCTCTTTCAAACTCATAACCAGCAGCCATGTCAACATCAAACAAACCTAATTTGAAACGAGTGGTTGCTGATGTTCCAGTGTAGTCACCATCGTGTAGTGAGAATGCTCTTGCTCTTGCAGTACCAACAGCAGTACCACCGCCGGGTTGACCACCCAACCTATTATAAAGTGTAAGTTCTTCAAATACATTAATGTTTGGAATGTTAGTTACGTTCTCTACGAGTACAAAGTTACCAACAGGAGTTTGAATAGGTCTGTCAACTTCTCTATCAAAACTTCTTGGTTTGTCTACACTTACGAGTTGTGAACCCATAGTTTCAACTTCATATCCTTCAACATATGCTTTGCCGGGCGCAATAGAGAATACTACTTTACTCTCAAGTCCACCAGCAGTTGTTGTGAATACACCTCTGTTATTACCTACGTTTAGATGTTCTCTTTTTTCTAAGATGAATGGACGAACTTCATAGTCTCCACTCTCATCAAATGTTCTGCGAGCAAGTGTATGTTCTAGTACTGAATAGTCAGCATACTTGGTAAACTTCTGTAGTTCACCTTGAACGGTTCTTGCGAGTTCGATAAAATCTGTATCATTTGTTTCTGTCACTCCCTTTTTGATAAGGGTAAGATTTATTTTAAATCTGTGTGAGCCAGGAGCATTCACGTTAGAAGAACCCTGTGCATTATCTAACAGAGAACTATCTTCTTCTGGGGTCACAAAACTTTCTGAGATTTGCCACCCAATACGGTAAGAAGGTTTATTTGAATACTTCTCAAGTAGGATTACCTGTTCAGTGTTCTCTACAAAGAAACCGTTTACAAAGTAAACACCCTTATGAATTAAGAATGCACTACCAACACCAACGGCAGTACTCTCACCTTGAATAGAAGCAGAGCGTTCTACAGTTTGGTTTGATGTAAGTTTGAAGTTTGTAGTTGTAGTGTTATTTGCATTGGTTGCTACAATAGTATCACCAGCAGCAAAGGTTTGTGTAACACCATCATCACCAGTATTTTCATATTTTATATAAAGTGTAAGTGGGTCAGTATCAGTAGCCGCAACTGTTCCGATAACTCTTGCCTTCAATCCACTCTGTACTGATTCAATAATCTTATCAGCAAAGTCAGTTCTGTATGTTTCAACTGTTGCTGCGTTAAAGATAGAATCTATCTTGATATAATAATATTCTGAATCATAGTTCATGTCGCCAGGGATAACCATAGACCCCTGTTCAAACATATGACTTCCTAATTTATTAACCTGTTCTTGTAGTACAGTTTGTAACTGAGTTAGCTCTCTTGCCTGTACGGCAAAACTTGGACGAAACATAATACGATGGAAATTTTTTCCAGTATCATAGTCATCGTTGTATGGAGAGACATTGAAGTTTGTTAGCGTTACAGCCATTTACATATCCACCTTATCTTAGAATTCGACAACAATTTTAATATCTTCAGTTTGGTCTGAGGCACGAGATATTGGACGCCTGTTTTCTGCATAGATGATGTTACCACTATCTGCTTGAAGTTCTGGATTAGCATGACCAGTACTATCAAATGATATTGTGTTACCACCAGCGAGGGTTACAGGGTTAGTAGCGGGTTGTGCAGGCACACCAGTAGAACCAGATGTTGCACCAACAATATCACCTGTACCAGTAAATGCAACATAATCACCATTTGCATTCACACCATAGTTTTCCCATCTTTCTTGTAGATAGTATAGAATTTTTCTGGTTGAATCATATTCAACAACTCTACCTACAGCACCAGTTGATGCTTGTGTAATCTTTTCATCTGGTTCAAATGTTGCAGAAGAAGATGAGAAAGAAACTGCATAGGTTTGTCTTGCAGTAGTTCCACTAAAGACACCAGTACCACCATTAGTGGTTGGGTCAACAACGATACCAACTTCTCTAAAGTCGTTTCCTACAGCAAAGTCATCGCCTTCTGC